CTTGTGAGAAAAGACGTGTGCCAATCGCCTCTGGTGCGCCACCACACCACTAAGGTTCGTTACGGTAAAATAACCGCAACTGGCGGATAAATAACAGGAGTATTCTGAAAATAAGCTAAAGTGAAATCCTCAGCTGCTGCTACATAGAGGAAAACGTGAGAATAGGCAAATAAAGAACGGAAAGAGTACAAAGCTCTATCCATTTTGCTATAATTAGCAGTCCCACTCCTATCTTTTCTGAGGTCATCCTGACGAGCAGGGTAAAACCTATACTGACTATAATAGGGGTGTTCCACTTCAACAACTCCGTTATTATCGGGTTGTCGCCCATCCATACCAACGAGTCCCATTGGCATGGTTAATAAAGCATCATGTTGCACACCAGGAGATCCATTGTCAAAATACTGCAGCTCTTCCCACCCTAGATGACCATCATCAGCCCTAGAAGCAATTGCTAAGGGTTGACGCTGATAGGAAGTGGGAGTAGCAGTATCAGTATAGACATATTCACTCAACATAAGCTTATGTCTCAAACCACCACGTCTACAGAGAAACATGGGAGTGAGCCAGTTAAACAAAGTGTTATGTGAATAATTAAAAGGTGTGCCTACCGCAGGAAAATCATTATCATCGGGCGAACTAGTATAAAAACCGCGGTAGATAGGATGTTTCGGGTATAAAAGTCTATAAAAAGACCCATCTGTACCAATACCACCGAAAAAGAACACGGTAGAAAATTGAAAACGCTTCAGCAGGTTCCTAAAGCTAAGTATGGGATCAGCAAAATAGACTTTATCCCGAAGAGAAGAAGGTTGTTGTTCTGGAACAACTTCCATATCAGGAGATGAAGCAATTGGATTATCATCAACTTTACCATCATCAACATTCATCTGTGGCGTAAAGATAGTATCTTTGATATGACCATCATGCGGGGCAGCAAACTGAATATCGTCACCCGCAGAATGAAATACAGCTACTTCTATGTCTGTAGTAGTGCTAGGACCAACTAACTCATTAACCACATAAACGTGAAGAACGCCATTAGAAAATATGACACTAGGATCGAAGATTGATGTAGAAAACCTCTCCTGTAGTGTGGTTATCTTGGACACACTCCTATAAGCTTCTGGTTGTGCCCAATTAATCTGTAAAGTAAAATCCTTGGTCTCAGCTACGTCGATAACTTCCGTGTAATTGGTATTGTACTCATCAGTAGTACTTTTATACGGTTCATAAACAAACTTCAAACGACCCTTGTGAAAGGCTGAAGAAATCACCATAAACCTATACTTAATACTACCTCTCCAGTATCGAAAGGCTTGAGACACATACGCGGCAGGCGTGACATGGTATTCATTGTCACCACTACCGGGATTATAACGATCAAACTGCATAGGACTCACTTCTATACTGAAAAGGAGTGTGTCAACTGCTTGTGAATCGTCCCATTGAAATGTGGTCAAGAAACTCTCCTTACTGGCTAAATAGCTAACAGACAACTCATCAACTCCGTTCAAACCGACTACACGGCTATCAATGGTCGTCTCCTGCTTTGGATCAACAGCCAATTTTGAAGATAGATCATGGCCTTCAGTTTCAGCTAAGTTACCAGCATTCTTGAAAACAATTCGAGTGTCTGGGACCAAGCTAATAGGCTTACAGTAACCAAAAATAGAAGCAACTTTAGCAACAGCATCCGCAGCAAATTGCGTAGCCAGAGCATATGGCCTCAACACCGGGACAGTAGACAGTTTTTCTGCAACTTTTGCCACTACACTGGCCGGTTTACTTACAACTCCTTGATATTCATCGGCCATCTGAGGAACTATCGAACCAGGTTCTGAATTAGTAGGGATAGACAAAACAACATCAGTAGCCCATGCAAAAACGGTGATATTAAGATCCTCCACCGTATCTTGTGTAGACTTCAAATAAGTTATTTGGTCCAAATCAATCTCCCCCATTTCGTTGTAATCTTCAGTAACTATGTTCAAGTTGTCGGCGAACCATACAAAAGGTAATTCAAGCTCACCACCCGAACATGTCGTAGGATTAAGATAAACGTGCATACGTTGTGATTTTTCAATCAAATCACGGGTATTGTAAGCGCGTACTTTAGACATCTCATCGACATTATGCAAAGGCCGATAAGACGCCATAGCGCGCCCGTAATAAAAGGAATTGCCATTGATAACAAACTTGACATGTAATTTCGCACGCATCAAATAAAAATTACAAATACGATTCACAACACGTGGGTTAGTAAAGAAAAGATTCCAAGGATTGAAGGTTTGCGACAATGCAACAGCTGGATCCCAATCATAAGAAGCTATTTTGATTGGTCGACTGAAAAAATTATTCAGGTCACTATCAACTGCATCAGTCATAGTACGAGTGACATCATAGTCACCGGGAACAGAAACCTCCCACTGTTCCCTATCTTTAAATGAGACCACCTGAGCTTTAGTATCGTGGTGGTCTTGCTCAATTGTTTTATATACATTCATTAAAGTAAGTCATTTATATACAATGACGAAGCCTGACTCAAGGCTTCGCCGTATTTTCGGGAGCGACCGACCAAGTCTCCCCTAAATAGGGGTATTGTTTTTGTACAATGGTCCACACACAAGCCCCGATACGAATCCTCCCAAATACATATCGTGGTAACCAATATGTGCGCCCGAATTTAACTTTACGTGCTATTCGGAGATGCACGACGGAACACGGTCCGCACGTAACGCAAATCATATTTGCTTGGATTAGGGTTATCTTTCTTCCACATATCAATCCTATCGTCAAACGTCATTTTTAGAAATTTAGAACTTTTGAGATAGGGGTGCCGCTCCACCAATTCAAACATCTTCGTACGGTAATCATCATAAATGGTCCTTCCGTGATAAAACAGGTCGAGCATGACATTATCAACACCAGACAAGAGCTGTTCCCTCTCATGCACTTCCCCTTTAACCAGAGAGTGTAACTGGCGAAATATGGATTTTATAGCAAGAGCCCCAAAACGTAATCCAAGTTCGTCTATATAAACAGACTTTCTCTTCAGGAAATCCACTTCAGATAAATCCATCAAAGGCCGGGGATCACTAACCTTGTCCGGCATGGTAAAACCCATTTCTCCGTGCTCCAAAAAATCACGAACGGTAAGGAAATGAAACTTGGGATAATTCCGATGCACTGAACCAAATAAATCATCCCCGTAAGTCATTAACGCAACACAATTAGCAAATAACGTTTTGCCATAAACGCCAGGATACTCATGGAAAAAGGCACATCTCATTAGTATGCTATTAACAATGCTATTTATGTAAGCCGTAAGATTCTGTCCCGATGGATTTCCACCAAATACCCTTATTAAATCTCCATTGTATCCAAGCAGAGGGGCAGTGGTATCGCTAGCTACCCCACGCATCACAACCAGATCTCTTTCACAATAATTGCCAGTGTACTCACCAATTTTACACAACACCCAAAAAGCCGCCAATGTAACAGCAATAGGAATACGCAAGTCATATTTGGGGTAATCACCAGCAAGCACCCTCTTGATCCCAAAACGGGCAACATGCGACACCAATTGTTCCCACTCATCAGAATAGGGATTAATACCAACTGCACATTCACTAAACAAAGGGACAACAGACAATGCCCTAGCTATAGGCAGGTAGTATTTACGAAATACAAGTTGCAAAGCCATGGGCGCGGCTTGCACCACTCGCACTTTATCCTTTATCACAGGAGTTGGTTCATCCTTAAGAAAAGCTGAGTAGATAGGGTAAGCTCTTTCATTTCTACAATAACTCGCCTCCATCTCTCTGGCTACTCGTGGAAAAACTGGATGCAGCTTATGTGGTACTTGATACTTCTCGGTTGGCGGTAGTGTAGTAACCATGGTGGATTTTGGCCTATTAATGGGATGACCTAATGACGTCTGCCATTTCATTGAATTAATGTAGCGTACTCCGGGTTCACCGTCAATGACAGCCTGGTCATCCAAAGGCCGTATAGATTGCTTGAGTCCATCAACACTATCAATGGCAGCAATGATGGTTCGTAAATAATCACTGGCAGCTTTACCTATCAAATCTGGAGGAAAACCAAATGAGGGATTGGCCAAATGGGCTAAACTAGCTTGGAAAGGATAACCCACATTAAACTTTGGGGGGCCCCACTCATTACTTATGCCCATAATCTCTTCTACATCGTCACTGATGCTTGTTTTAAACACCTGGGATTTAGGTTTAACCCTGCCTACAGTTTCGCCATAAAATTCGACATTACTGCCCTCAGGCAAGTAACAAACCGGGCTTTTTGGATGAGGACCTGCAAGGGTAAAAAAGTCACCAACACACTCTGCATACTGTTTAGTATACACCGTACCTGAATCATGACACAACAAAACTCCAGGTTTGTTGGACAGGGTTTCCTTGGCCAAATTAAGGGCACCGCGTGTGATTGCACTACAAATTCCTTTGGGTGTATTGGTAACACCACCAATATGTAAACCCAGTATATACTTATCATGGGTCGTATTAGACACCAACGGAGCACCGCACAGGCCTTGAAAGGTGTTAACATCTAACGTATAAACCCCTGCACTAATACTTTTATTTGCAACGCGCTGGGGCCCATACACAACATGACCATGGGCTTCAGACAATACCCCCTCACCATTCCTATGTATTAGTGTAAATGGCAAAGAGAAATTGTGATTTTCAGGGAAAAACTCCACAAGAGAAGGCCAATCACCACCCGATGGCACGTATGCTAAACTATAATCAGTGTTGGGAATGTCAACTGCAAATTCCCTATCCAGCCAAGCCTTGAATTTAGAAGCCAACTCAGCCTGCGGTTTCCTGACAAATGTGACACGGGATTTTGGTTGGGCATCAAAGTAATGAGTTGGAATCAAAGCAACATTGCTACCAACAAAGAAGCAGCCCATATTGTACGATTTGCCAAGATCATTCCGATCTGCTACTATGTATGCCGTATTTTGTCCAATCTTGCGTACGAATTGCTCATGAGTCATCGTGCGCGTGAGCGTATTGGTCGGCAGGGGCGTCCTACCAGGAACAGCATAAACAAATTCCTCTTTTTCCCTCTCTTCAACTACTTTCATCGATGAGGGAGCTAGATTACCTTGAAACTCTTGCTTATGCTGTCTATAGGCTTGAACCAACACCCATACACCATACATACTGGCAGACAAAGCTAGGCCCTTTGCAAGATAATTATCACGAATTCTTTTAAAAGTCTCAGGCATCGAGGCATGCTCCTGTTGCACCTGATGGTACATAACATTAACTAAAGCACGAACTCTGCGATAATAAACATAACATCCAAAAATAGCACTAGTACCCAAAACACAAATGGCCGCCTTGGGAGTCATAAACCTTTCACTATCCAGGAGGCCAGAACGCGTCATAATTCGCTCAAAACGCGACTGTTGAAGTTTCCTGGAAATTCCACACATACGTAGAAGAGGTGTGGACCAATCACAATATGGGCGCAAATTAGGACACTTCCGAGCCACATAACTCATAGCGACAGCAACGGAACCAACCATACTAGAGACCGTTGTGAACAAAGAAATGTGTTTGTAACGGGCCTCATCGGCCGCTATGGCCAAAAGGAGAGGATTCATCTGCTTAATCCCGTCCTTATCAACGGTCTCCTCTATCCAGCTCCCCGGTATATAATTGTACAACTTGCCCCATTGTGAGTTGCTAAATTTATATAGGGCATAATCCATAGATTTGGAAGTCCCAACATCTATGGCACGTTCTAAGGCGCGAATACCCCACCAACCATCAGTAAACCAACTCAGGATTTTACTAGTTGTACTAACCCCAGCAATCTTCTGATCATCGACGGGAGTCAAATTCAAGACTCTACCCAAAGCTGATAGGCCCATCTGAAATTCAGCAAAATCGCCTGGGGACTCTTCCTCAAAACGACGAAATGCGTAATCATGTAAAGAACTAAACCGCATTTCTATTGTGCTAATACCAGAAACTGTGTCACCAACATGGTCAAAGTAACGTGCCAAACGTGTTATCATACTATTAGTTATCCTCATATTATGGTACTTCAACTCAATGGGTCCAGTAGGAGAAGACCGGTAATTCTCACCAGTTAGGAAATAATAATATGCCCTGGCACGAGAGCACCAGTACACATCAAGTAGCATGACATTATCAATAGGGTCCACATCAACAAATCTGTCAGCAACAACCACCTCATTGTGTGCCCACAAAGGAACATTACCAATCTCAGGATCCAATTCAAGATCCCCCGACTGCATGGAACCAGAGCTACTTGTCGTAGGTGCACTACTCCCCTCCTCATAATTATCATCATCATCATCATAAAAATCATAACCTGAGTCAAGGTCAGGCACGTCATCATCACTTGGTAAATCATCAATGTTGACCAAATTAGGCTCAACGCGGCAAGTGCAACCATCGGAACCATTCTTGCACAAGCTACAATTACAAGAGCAAAATTTCTTCAAATTCAAACACTCTTGACATAAAACTTCACGTACAGAGGCTTCAACACCTTCAGCAGCCTCAACAACATCTTTCTGAACCGAAAAATGTTTTCTATAATAACTGATAAGAACATTAACTAGGCTTTCATAATCAAGATTAGAATGCACCAAGCGATACTCAACATGCCCTTTAGCAATATTTTCCAATGTGGTGACACTACGAGGTGCTACTTCATACGCCTTATAAACATCAATTAACCAAAGGTCAGGCAAACCACTAGCAAAAGTATCACTAGGAACAGAAAAGGGGTCCAATCGATTCCCAATGGCATACTTATTCCTTACCTTCGGAACCAAAATAAAATCTTCACGTGAGGCAATGCTCATAGGAGCATTCGATGTCTCATTAGCTAACGAATCTAAGACGTTTTTGGTCCAAAAAACAAAAAAAGGGCTCTATGGAAACACGGCCCTTGGACTCAAGATCCGCCATATTGGCATAAGTTGGCACATTATTGATCAATGTAGTGTACCAATAACTTGGAGGTGGTTCGTTGGACATGTACTTCGTTTTGGTATTACCAACATCGTCCACGATAATGCCATTTATGTAAGATCGATAATTTGACATATATTGGTCACGTGAATTCAATGTAATAATACGAGAAGAATCTGCTGCAAAACCATTGGCCATTAACAGAGTAACCATAAGTTTGGTAACCATGGTACTCTTGCCTGTACCGGAAGGACCATATATTCCAAGAGATCCAGGTCGCATCCGAACCCTTCCGGCAGTGCGTACCTCGTCATAAGCCAATTTCCAACGGTCTAATGTGGCTAAACGACTCTCAAAATACCGCTTATCATAATAATTATCACACGATTTCATGAACCTTCGTGCGGTATCCATGAGTCTCTTCAATAAAGCCCCATAATCATTCTCATCAAGAGCTGTAAGTTTCTTCATGTCTCCTGTTCGCAAGCACTGGTTACATCGACCCGCTAACATGAAATCCTCAGAAAATTTATTGGAATCACTACTGCCTAACAACAGTGGGGCAATACTACCTTGCTTAAAACACAAATGTCCTGCCTCGACAAAATAAGCAGTAACACTCAAAACAGCATCAACTATGTTAGCCGCATCAGATACTTCCGGCAAAGTGGCCTCAGAAATCAACTTTACACCACCAATAGTGAAGTTGATAGAGGCAAGATCACAAAGACCTAAAGATACTGCCAAACTTATCAATTGTGTAACATGGGTAGCAAATGGTGAATGCATGACTGTCTTCCAGTCACGCGCTGCGTCTTTAAACGCTTGTATTGACGGTGGAAGTGAATCTTCACCATCCACCTGTGGAGAAAGAAATAGCTCTTCAAGATACTCCTTAAGCAACCCGGACAAAGAACCTTGGTTAACTGTGTTCGCATATAATACTATAGCACTAGTAATGCCTTGAACACAATTGTCAGATCCGAGTTGAGCTTGGATATTGACGAAAAGAGCAATCAAATTCTCAATGTGGCGTGTAACTTTATCCCCTAAATCTATCCCAGTCAAAGTGGTTACGGTGGAACAAAATGATGACATAGTCATCCAACCGATCTGGGGAGAGTAAGGGGTACTACCACGTAATATGAGCTCAGAGGCTCGTCTATTTGCATCATCAAAAGTCATGAAACCCCTATGCCCAGTGACTTGTACCATAGGTGCCTTTCCAGGGTATAAACCCGAGAGAGGCAAGGTACTGATCACCGTATTAAGGGGTTGACGACACTGTGATCGCAAAGGGGTCCATTGGCTGTGGACCACGCCCTGGGATGTGGCTTCTACAAAATTTAAAATAGACATAATAGGGCAGGCGGGCGCCAGGAAATAAATCCTGGAACCCCGCGTTTTATTGGGACATATCTGTCCCTACTTACTGGTCATAAACACGTAACTGATTCAGTAAGCTACTTTGTTTTGAAAAGAACGAGACAAAAAAGGTTAAAAACTCGTGGGAGACTCCACACAAAAAATAGAATTCTAATTGCAACAGTGGAGCAAATACAATCCTGGGAAAAACTATACACCACCTTGTTTCAGAATGGTGCCAAGGACTTGCCAAGCCCATGCGGTAAACTTTCGGCGCGCACAAAGCGCTGATGTTTAATAAGTGTGTCCCTGTCCTAAATCTCTAAAAATCCAATAATGCGTGTTCTACGTAAATAGCAACACAAGCTTTCAGCTGGCATCTAGATTAAGAGAGATCATCTTTGAACCTCAATAACACACCGTTAACAAGCCTAATATTCACATAGTCAGTCCAGGCAGACCCACATCAGAGAAGTCCTGGCTTACTGCAATGTATAAGCTGTTAAATACAAATGAAAAATACTCATTGTGGTTGATCCTCATGATTGCACCAATCTCCACGGCACAACCCAAGATCAAGTGGCCAAGTTTAACGTCTAGTCCAAGACCCAAAGTGAACAATTAAGGCAATGTTCAGGCCATGAGCGACAGTTTTGAGAAAACCATCAAAAACAGAAAAAGTGCTGCTATCACACAAACAAATAAATGATGGTGAAGCAGCGCTCGCTTTTTTATCAAAGACTTAGCTCAGCGATAACTACGGGTTTTAAACAAAAGAACAAATAAATGTCTAGTGGAAAAACCTCTTCCTAGATAAATATAAATCCGGCGGTGGAAGAACCGCAACTAACTGGAAAGTCCGTACGTGTTAG